AGACGACGCAGAGCGGCCTGGCGACGGCGGTCGCGCAGTACCCGGTTCGGCTGACCGTCGAGGCCGGAGACTGCACGAAGGTCTGGAGCACAACGGCGACCTTCCCCGGCACCGGCCACGTTGACACGTTCCTCGCCGCCAACGCCGGCATGACGGCGGTCAAACTGGTTTACGTCAAGAACCTATCGACGACGTCCAGCATCGCGCTGACGGCCGGATGGAACGGCACTGACTTCAGGAACTTCATCCCCGACATCCAGTCGTGGAACTTCTCGCCGATGGTGAACCTGGGGAACCTCACGCTCCGCGGGTATCCGATCCGGCCTCGAGGCGCCTTCCTGCTTTCCTGCCCGAACTCCGAAGGCTTCTCGACGGCGTCCGGCGGCGACCTGTTCCGCGTCGGCGGCGTCGTCGGACAGTCGTTCGAGCTATACCTCATGGGGTCTTGAGATGCCGCTGAATGCCCAGGTTTCCGTAAACGTGCTGGTTCACGAGTCGACGAGCGACAGCCTCTCGTCGGCCCTCCGCGTGACTCCGGCCATGTATTCCGCGTCGCTGTCGAACGGCACCGGAGCCAATCAGGCACAGATCGCCTACAGCGAAACCGGCACGATCCCAGACGGCGACGAGGTCTTGCTGACCTTCGGGTCGCTCTCCGACGACCGCGGGGCCGTCGCGATGACGGCCATCAAGGCCATCTACATCAAGTCGACCGGGGCCGAAGGACTCACCGTTGCCGGTGTGTCGTGGGGAGAGTCCCCAGTCGGATCGCTGCTAGTCGCGCCGGGGTGCGTCTTCGTGCTGACCAATACGTCGGCCGCCGGCTGGAGCACGACGCAGTCCGGCGCCGGACTTGTGATCTCCAACACAGCGCAGGCGGCTACGACCTACGAAATCGTCCTCATCGGCGAGGGAACCGTCTCGTGATTTCCGCCGGCCGCATGAACGAGCGGGTCAGCCTCCTGGCTCCGAGCGAGTCTCGCAGCCCCATGGGCGAAGCCACGCTGACGTTCACCGCGGAGGCGACGGTGTGGGCCGAGGTCGAGGGTCTGGCGGCCAGGGACATCCTCCAGGCCCAGCAAGCCGACGTCGTGGCGACGCATCGCATCCGCATCCGGCACCGGCCGAGCGTCACCTACCAGTACCGCGTGCAGTGGCGTGGCAAGACGATGGAGGTGGCGAGCATCACCGACCGCATCGATCGCACGATGACCGAACTCCTCGTCAGGGAGGTCATCTGATGGCGATCGAACGTGGCCTCGGAGCACCGCGCGTCGTCGGCGGCGAGTCGTCGATCCAGAAGACCAGCGGCTTCGTCACCATCCAGACGGCCGGCGCCCGCGAGCTGGCCCAGGAACTGGCCCGCGTTGCCGGCGCCCTCGAGCTGCCGGGGCTCCTGAAGAAGATCACCTTCCAGGCGTCGAAGCCCATTCGCGACGACTACAAGATTCTGGTGTCGAGGCCGTTTTCTGCGAAGAGCGGCGGCGCGACCGGCAACCTCGCCAAGAGCGTGAAGACGATCAGCAAGGACTACCGCGACGGCCAGGTTGGCGTGTCGATCACTGGCCCCCGGAGTACCGGCAACAAGGGGGCCGACGAGCGCGACGGCAGCGGCAACCACGCCTGGCTCGTGGAGTTCGGCACGGGGCGGCGGCGGCCGGGCACGCAGGGCCGCCGCACCTACGTCAACGTCCACCAGGCCATCAACGGCAAGATGAAGCGGACGGGGACGCTTAACGACGAGGAGTTCGCCCGCAAAGGCCGCGGCTACTACTTCCTCATGGGCAGCATCAACGAGCCGACCCGCCAGGCAGGCCGCGGCAAGGGGTATTCGCACGACTTCGCCCTCGACGGCAACGGGAAGCAGCACCCCATCACCCTCGGACCCGGCGAAAGCATCGACCCGATGCCGGCGTACCACCCGATGGAAGACACCATCACGGCGAACCACAAAGAGGTGCAGGACATCCTGTTCGCCGCCATCCAGGCCCAGATCAACAGGTACACCTGATGCTCATCTCGCCAGAAAAGCACATCTACCTCCGGCTGGTGTCGACCCCCGGCGTGGCGCGGATCGTCGGCTTCCAGGTCTACCCCATCGCCGTGCCGAAGACCGGGGCGAGCCTGCCGTTCATCGTCTACCGGCGGGCGAACATCGCCCGCGAGTCGTCGCTGGGCGGGCCGATCTTCCTGCCGACCGTGAACCTCCAGATCGCGTCGTGGGCGCTGTCCTACGACACCGTCCGCACGCTGGCCGACGAGGTTCGCCTGGCCCTCGATGGTCACACCGGCACGCTGGCGAATGCTACGATAGAAGATATGAGGTTGGTGTCCGAAACGGACGACTTCCTCGACCCGACGGTTGCCGGGGCTCAGTTGCCCCCAGCCTACGAGGTCAGACAACTGTATCAGGTCACCTGGCAGGAATCTGCCACTTAGTAGCGCAAGGAGGCGCGATACATGGGAACGTCGGCACAGGGACTTACGTTCACGTTCGGTGGCTCCGCGGTCACCGTCACCTCGGTTCAGGTCAATGACTCGCAAGACCTCCTCGACGCGACCCACCTCGGCATCGCCGCCAACGGCCGGCGGGTGTTCGTCGGCGGGTTCGCGACCGAGCGCGAAGTCCAGATCGACTACATCAACACGACCATCCTCTCGGCGGGTTCGTCCGGCGCCCTCTCGATCAGCGGGCCGATGTCTTTCAGCGGCAACGCGACGGTGTCGCAGGCGTCGCTGGGCGGCTCTGTCGGCGACTTCATCCGGGGGTCGGCCACGTTCCGCCTCTCCTGACGTCTGCTTGACGGGAGGCGTCTGTGGCTATCTCGTCGCAGGGGACGACGTTCGCATTCCAGGACGCCGGCGGAACCTTCACCGCGAAGGTTCTGTCGATCTCCGTCGAGGAGGCGACGCCGGAGATCGTCGACATGACCCAGGTCGGCGACCCCCTTGGGGGCCGCAAGATGGTCGCCACGGGGGACATTCTGTCCCCGGCGAAGGTCACGATCGAGTACCTCCGCGACTCGACGGAGCTTGCCCGTGCTGTGCCGCTGACGACCTTCGGGGCGGCGCTCGCCGGCCAGGTGGGGACGCTGACGATCGCCAACACTTCGGCGTTCGTTGTGCAGTCCGAGGCGGTGCTCGAGAGCGCCGGAACCGAACTGGCCGTGGGCGACTTGATCCGCGGCCGAATGACGTTCGTGATGAACAACATTTCCTACTGACCCTGGAGTCCTAGCAGCATGGCCCTCGACCTCCGCAGTCGCATCCTCGCCGCCGACGACATCAAGATCGAGAAGGTGGCGATCCCCGAGTGGGGCGGCGACTACTACATCAAGATCATCAGCGGCACCGACCGCGACGCCTTCGAGGACTCCTACGCCGAACAGAAGATGAAGTCGTTCCGCGTTCGGTTCCTCGTGCTGTGCCTCTGCGACGAGAAGGGCGACCGGCTCTTCAAGGACGAGGACGCCAAGGAACTCGGCAAGAAGTCGAGCGTCGTCCTCAACCGCGTCTTCGAGACGGCGTGGAAGATCAACGCCTTCACGCAGGAGGCCGTGGAGAACCTGGGAAAAGAATGATGACCGACAGGCCCGAGCGGAGGTTCTACCTCCGCTTGGCCCTGTGCCTGGGGATGTCGGTCAAGAGGTTGCTACAGGAGGTTGACAGCGAGGAGATCGCGGAGTGGTACGCCTTCGACCAGCGGTATCCGCTCCCCGATCACTGGGCACAGACGGCGAGGATATGCCGGATCATCATGGCCTCCTCCGGCACCTACAAGCGTAAGGACATCCCCGAAGAGTCGGTGTTCATCCCCCGAGCGATCAAGCCAGAGCAGACGAACGACCAGATTTTCGCCGAGCTGATGAAGCTCCAGGCACCTCAAGGATGAGGCGATGGCAAAAGCGTATCTCGGCAAAATCTCGGCGCTGGTAACGGCGAACACCTCCGACTTCAACAGCAAGTTGAATGCGTCGGCGAAGGAGGTTCGCTCCTTCGCGTCGGCGATGCAGTCGTCGCTGACGCAGGCCGAGCAGGCGGCATCGACGTCGCTTCGCGGCATCTACACCGAGTCTCAGAAGGTATCACGCGCCCTTCAGGCTGTCGCGTCTCAGCGGCTGTCCTTCAAGGGGTTCGACACCAGCACGTTCGCGTCGCTGGGCCAGGCTGTCGAGCAGTTCAAGAAGATTCAGAACGCGGCCGTCCAGGTCAACGAACCGCTGTCGGCGGCGGCGAGGACGATCGAGAAGCTGTCGGCCAGCGTCCAGTTGGCCTTCGACCCGGCCCTCAAGTCGTCGCAGAAG